ATCTTACTGAGGCAAGTTTGAGGAAAATACAACGTAATATGAAGACTGGCGAAATCTTCATTAATCCTAAAGATGTTGAAAGGCTTCCATAATGGCTGATGATCAAATCCCCATAGAAGTAGTTGCTAATATTGATGCTTCTCTTGGTGACTCTGCTCCTAGGAAACGTCGTTCACGTGCACGTAAAGACCCTTCTTATAAAGTATTAGGTGACAGTAAGATACCTGTCTCTAAGGCTACTGGTAAAGTATGGAAGTCTCGTGTTAGTCAATCTATGACACAGACGGAAAGTATCCGTAAGAACTGGTCAGAGGCTATTCGTTACTACGAGAATGATCAGTTAGGGCATAGAGAAGGTAAGGAACATGGTAGTGGTAATACTATAGGTAATCAGAGACTGAATAACAATATTACGGAGACAGAGAATGTTGTATTCGCCAATGTTACCACAATGGTCCCTGCTCTGTATGCTCGTAACCCTGAAGCCGAGTTTACTGCTAATGTAGAGTCAAAGCGTAAAGCAGCTACGATACTTGAAAGGTTAGTCAATGTTCTTGGTAATCGTAAAGCTACTCCTGGGATTAATCTGAAGCCCAAGGCAAAGCGTTGTGTTGTTACTACTCTATTAACTAACCGTAGTTGGATTAAGATTGGTTGGACAAATAAGACAGAGAGTAGTGAAGAGGCATTACAGGATCTAGCTAAGCTGTCTAAGGACTTAGAGAAAGCCAAAGATGCTAAGACTATTGTAGAGGTAGAAGGTCAGATACAGGCTCTTGAAGAGAGTATTGACATACTACAACCTGCTGGTCCCTTTGCTAAAGTGAAGTCTCCATTCGATATCTTAATTGATCCTAATGCTAAGGAGATTGATCTATCTGATGCTAAGTGGGTAATCGAATCAGATATGTTACCTACTGAGTTCATTCTAGCCCGTTATGCTCGTAAGACTAAAGGACAGAATGAATGGAAGTCTATCTACCAGCCTACTCACGTTATGAAGGCTACTCTTGAAGGCGATGATTCTGCTAAGGATGCAGAGAATTACACTATCTTTAATGATGATAAAGAAGAAACAGCTAAGTCGTTTGGATTCAATGATCAAGAATCGTTTGATAAGGCGAAACTTACGAAGGTCTATTTTGTTTGGGATAAGGTCACTCGTCGAGTTCTACTGTTTAATAGTAAGGACTGGACTTGGCCGATTTGGGTTTGGGATGATCCTCTCCAACTGGATACTTTCTTTCCTTATTACCCTCTTACGTTCTTCGAGTCACCTAACGGGCCACTTACTAAAGGCGAAGTCTCTTATTACTTAGATCAGCAAGATGCTATCAATGAAGTAACTGATGAGATGCGCCGTGCTCGTAGGTGGGCAAGACGTAACATCTTCTTTAATACTAACGTCATCTCACAAGAAGATGCAGCCGCTGTACTTAACGGTGATGATGGTACAGCACGTGGACTTAACATACCTATAGATTTTAAGATTAGTGATGTCATTGGTTCGATTCCTCCTCCGTCTATTCAATTTGATCAGATATTTGACAAAGAGGGAAGTTATCGTGCTATTGATCGCATCTCGTCTGTTAGTACAGTTATGCGTGGCGAACAGTTTAAAACGAATACGAACCAACAAGCTGTTCAAGCTAACGTTGGTGCATCGAACATGCGCGTAGATGAGAAATCTGATCAAATAGAAGATTGGATTGGAGATATCTATTGGGGTATTGCTCAGTTATGTCTTATGAATATGCCGGTAGAAACTGTTGTCTCTCTTATTGGCGAAGAAGGTGCTGAATGGGAGAACATAACATCTGACGAGATTTCACAACTCTCTCTAATCGTATTAGGAGGATCAACAAAGAAACCCACCAGTGCTGCTAAGAAAGAAGAAGCACTAGAGTTTGGACAAGTACTTGGACAGTTTGTAAATGCTGCCCCCGGTCCAGTACTCAAAGTAATGCTTCAAGTGATGGAGAAAGCATTTGATGAAGTTACTATGAGAGAAGAAGATTGGGAAGATCTTATCCAAGCCATAGAACAACAAGCAGGCGGTGGTCAAGAATCTCAGGGTCAAGCGGCTGGTGGTCCTGAAGTTAACTCTGCAAGTCCTGAACAACTTAAAGAGATACTAGCACAACTTCCTCCAGAACTTAAGCAGCAAGTACAGTCTGCTATAGGATCTGGAGTTCCACCGCAAGAAGCATTGCAAGCTGCAATGTCTCAGGCGCAGCAACAACAACCGCAGGAAGGTCAACAAGCACCTCCTGTTATCAACTAAGGGGATGAACTATGGTAGAAGAAAGTGAACTGATTACAACTGATGAAGCAATCCTAGATAGTATAGGAGAAGGGGATGAACCGACTACAGAGGAAAGTACTAGTACGGAAAGTGCGGGAGAAGACTCGGACGTTACGAAAGAGACATCTACAGCCGACAGTGAACAAGATACTACGGGAAGCGATGTTAAAGAGCAACAGCAAAACACTGGTGGTCCCCAAAATCTAGTAGACAGAGATGGTAACGTCATCGCTGCTGGTGGTAAGGAACGTAGATTTTACGAAACTGCACAACGTGAGAAGACTCGTGCAGATACCGCTACTAGAGAACTTGAAACTGTTAAGTCTCAGTTAGAGGCTATTAACAATGCTGGAACCGTTGGCACACAGTATAATCTCACGCCAGAAGAGGTGACTACTGGTGCACAATTGATATCTGCTTATAAAAATAACCCTGTTGAAGCAATACAATATATGTTGACACAGGCGCAAAGTAATGGTTATAATGTCGATGCTCTTACGAGTGGTGGAACCGATATGGCGGCTGTCAAACAAATGCTTGACAATGCCTTGGCTCCGTTGGTTGGGGAGCAAAAACAGAGAGATGACACACAAGCTGCACAAGATCGCGCCCAGACTATCTACAATGAGTTTAACTCAAAGTATCCCGATAGTGAAGTACATGAAGACTCTCTCACCCGGTTACTACAACAAGACCCAAGTCTTAGTGTTGAAGCCGCGTATTTTAAACTCCAGTCTTACTACCACCAACGTGGTTTAGATTGGACGAAATCCCTAGCTCAGTTACAGACTGATCAAGACGCACAATCTGTAACTCGTACAGCTAGTGTACCAAATACGCGACAACAGCCGCCTGATGGTGGTGGAGTTCCGAGCGTTAATGTTACGGACACTGCACAGGTAGCTGATGTATCAACAAGTACCGATGACATCATTCGACAAGCGATGGCAGAGGCTGGTATTAACTAAGACAAGGAATAGTAACTATGGCATCTTCACCTATCGCCACAGTCCTTGAATCAACCCTTACTCGTAGTCGTAAGAAACTTATTCTTGCTTCTATTAAGTCTAATGCTCTTATGGCATGGGCTTTTGCGAATAACCGTGTTGAGTTTGAAGACGGTGGACACGAGATTACGAACCCACTTACGTTGGGCCGTAACCCAAATATCGCTTCTTATGAATACTTCGATGAACAGCCAATTGCACAGACCAGTGAATTTGATACGGTAACGTATAACTGGGCACGTGTTGCTGGTTCTGTTGTGATTAGTGATCAGGAAGAAGACGAGAACCAAGGCAGTGCACAAATCTTTAAGCTGATGAAAGCTAAGATTGATGTACTAGAAGAAAGTATTAAAGAGAAGTTCTCTGAGTACTTGTATGCTTCTGGTGCTGGTACTGATCCACAGGGTCTTGGTCTTTTGGTTCCTGATGATCCGACTACAGGAACTGTTGGTAATATCAACCGAGCTAATGAAAATCAGTGGCGTACTTCTGCCTATGACTTCAATGGCAACCTTGATAGTACGAACATTGAGGAAGCGTTTGATGATATCCTTATGGATTTGACTCTTAAAGGTGATAAGCCTGACGTTATTCTTACGGGTCGTAACCTGTTCCGTCACTATCGTACTGCTGTCCGTGATAAGGTTGTTATCAACTTGTCAGAGTCTAACTCTGGTAAGAAGATGATGGACTTGGGCTTCAGTGGTGTTAAACACCAAAACATCCCAATGATGTATGATGAGGATTGTCCTGTTAATAAAGCGTACTTTATTAATAGTAAGTATCTCCGTCTGCATGTCCTTAAGCATGTTAACATGAAGGTCAAAGAGCTTGTAGCTCCTTGGACGATTGATGCTCATGGTCGCCGTGTCGTATGGCAGGGTCAATGGTGCATGTGGAAAGCCTTCCGTACTCATGCAGTACTGATTAACTCGTAAGCATAAGGAGTGTAAGGGGATGAGTGCTAACGTAAAACCTCGTTTCGAGGTACATAAGCTGGAAGGAACTGCTATCCGTAGGATTGCTAAACCAAAAGTACGGTTAGATGATAAAGGTAACGTTATGAAGAATAAAGATGGTAATGCTATTCTTCTTGGCGGCTTCGACTATGAAGACCTTGATCACGATGCCGGATGGATGGTTTACTTTCCTAGCGGTAGTTCCATTAGAGTATGGACAGAAGAAGAGATGATGCGACAAGGTTTCTTGACTGATCCGACACTTGTAAATATGGATACAGGTGACGAAATGGGTCCAGCTAATACTGGTAGTCTTAAATCTAGGTCAGAACAGAAAGAGCGTGTAACTAAATCTTCTAAAGTCCATCATGTTACAACCTAACTTGAAGGAAACTTGTTATGTCTAAAGTAAACGCTGATCATCATCCTCGCAATATTTCTCAGTATGTTCCTAACATGGAATTTGCTGCTGATGTCGTTGGAGATGCTGTTATCGTAAGTCTTGGTGCACCGGCTACTCTAGATGCTGATGGCATTTGGGATGGCGTAAGTGCTACTAATTCAGCTACTTCTTTTACTTCTGCTGATTATAAAAACACCTTCGATGGTAGTTCTACTTCTGTAACTACTACTGCTGGTATGATTGATGCTACATATGGTCGTACTTTATCTTGCACAGGTAGTTCTGGGTCTGATCATGTATGCACGATTACTGGTCGTGACTATCTTGGTCAAGTAATGGTAGAGAATATTACCCTTAGTGGAACAGGTGTAATTGCTGGTGCAAAAGCCTTCAAATATGTTGATAGTATAGCTATTGCTTCAGGAGCCGCTAGTGATACTGTCGATGTAGGTTGGGCGGATAAGTTGGGTATCCCGTATGCTGGTACTAGCTTACTTAGCGATACCGAAGACGGTGTTGTTGCGGCTGGTGTGCTTACAGCGGCTATTACTACTGATCCTCAGACAGCGACTACGGGCGATCCCCGTGGCACGTTCGATGCGGCGTCGGCTAGTAATGGTTCCATTGTCAGTGAAATTCGTTACTTGTGTAACACAAGTGATCTTCACGGTGTCGAGCACTTTAGCGGCTAGGCATAGAAGATAGGTCGGGCGAGTCTTGGCCTCCCCTTCACTCTCCCGGCCACTACTGTACTGATAAGGAAGTATCATGCCTATTCTGGCTGGTTATTAATTCATGGCAACATTATCTACATTAATCGACCGTATAGCTGATAGACTATCTATGGTAGCTGGTACTGGCGTTCAAACTTATGCAGAAGATCGTATAGCTGAAATGGTCCAACATAAGTTTGATGTTCTATTCGAAGAGGTCTTTTGGCCTCAATTTCTTACTTGGGCAACATGGACCCTAGATGGTACTCTTGGTGTCATTACGACAGATGTTACAGAGTTACTTAAACGTTTTGAAGATATACGTGTAGTCTTTCCTGAGAATAGTAATACTCCATTAACTAAGATATCTGCAATTACCACTAACCCATTTGAGTTGTCTGGTACTACTCCTATTCATTACGAATCTCTTGGTCCTACTGCCTCTAATAAAGTGACCAGAGTATTCCAGATTTGGCCTAAGACTTCTACTGGTGATATTATTGTACAGTATCGTACTAAGCCAGATACATTTGTATCTACAGATGAGATTGACTTTGATGATCAAGCTCTAATCCTTGGTGCTGTGTTTGATTACTTAGAAGACGATGGTACAAATCCTAATGCCACACAGAAGTTCCAATTACTGTTCGAAGCTAGAGTGAAGCAATTAAAGAATACCTTTAACTCTGCTCCTATTAGCCTTGACCCTGGTACAGCCTTACCAGCTACGTTTAGCTTTACGGCATTACCCTAATGGATACATTCTTATTCCCAACTGGTCCCCAAGGTAGATCAGCACAAGTACAACGTTCTAACGTATTACTTGATGCTACTATCAGAGACTTCTCTGGTGGATGGAATGTTGTAGATAATGATCTAAACCTAGATACTAAGTTCTCTAAAATACTAGAGAACATGCAACGTGGTATTGATGGTGCTAATGAAGTACGTCCAGGTACTATGTTGTTTGCTGAGACAGAAGACTACTTAGATGAGATTGTAGGTGTTGAATACTTCAATGGATTCATTGTAGCTGTTGGTCGTAACGGTGGCATGGTATCAGTAGATGCCAATGGTACTGTTACTACTCTATGGAGTCAAGAAATTGCAGGAAGCCAAATAGGCAGTCCTGATGGTTGGGCCACTACTATATTTTGTTCCTTTGCTGTATTCAATGGAGAGTTAATTATATGTAATGGGGTGAATAAACCTGTTATGATTAATTCCTCTATGGTTGCTATATATCTAAGAGATTTAGCTACACTATCTAATGTGAATACCCCTATCTGTCGTTATGTAATTGCACATGGCAGATTCTTAGTAATGGCGGGTTCTCTGGCTGGTGGACAAGAATCTATTATCTTTATCTCTGCTACTGACGTTGGTGGCACATGGTTAGGTGATCCTTCTCCTAATGATGCAGTTAACATTGATCTAGGTTCACGTGTTCCTATTGGTTCACAAGTTATTAAGGGTATGGGTAGGTTCCGTGATAAGATTATGATCATGTTTGAAGATGTAATCCTTCCCGGTGCTCTTGCAATCTTCGATGATGATGCTAACCACACTCCCGTCTTTGATGATGCTATGCAAAACGTTGGAGCATTGTCTCATAGGATCATACAGACCATTGGCGAGGATATGATCTTTGGTGATGTTAACGGGGTATCCTCTGTTAGTCGTGCATTGTTTACTGGTAGTGTGACCAGTGATAGACAGTCCCACCTCATTGATCCTGAGTATCATGCCTCTGTTGAGACTGTAAATAATACCCTTGCCCTAGAAGATAGGGTATGGAGTGTATGGGATAGTGCTAATAACAACTACATGTTGTTCATTCCTAATGCTGTTGCTGCTGCTGAGATTACAGAGTACAGATGCTTTGTATATAAGAGTAATGAGAAGTTAAAGATTGAAGCATGGCACGATTGGCGTAATTGGAAGTTCACTTGTGGTTGTCGTTCTGCTCTTAAGACTATCTTTCTTGCAGAAGGTACACAGATATTTCAGTTAGGTGAACCTACTAATGCAGACAATATAATCTATCTTGATTACATGGGTGATCAAGAGATGTTTGATGATGAAACTCCTTATACTGATTACACAGGACATAACCCTGTAGCTAGTAGTACTGACAGTGGTATCCCTATTAAGTTTATTTGGGAACTACCGTGGTCAGATAATAAAAACAGATTCCTTACTAAAGGTAGTAGGTATATTAACTTTGATACAGTAGGTGACAATAGATTTACTGTAGAGATGTTTACAGATAACATTTATCTGGACAGTTCTGATCTTGGTGAAGACTGGTTAGAAGATCCATTGAAATTTAGTGATTCCCTAGGGTTTTATAAAGAAGTCCTAGACCCCACCTTGAGTATGGTATTCGAAGGTGGTGATAGTCCAGGCTTTGGTGCTGATGAGTTTGGTGAAGACTTTGGTGGTGGCAGACCTACACGTTTGGAGAAGCTATATGCTTGGACAGCTAAGTACAAGTTGCAGAAACTCCGTATGTCTGGTGATGCTACCAAAGCACTTAAGTTTGTTTCTATCACTCTTGCCTATTTAACTGGCTCACCAAGGAGATAACCATGACCAGTGCTGTAGATAGTACGTTCCCTGCTGATAACGTAAAAGTTAGTAAGGCTACGTTTCGTGCACAAATGTTAGTGATTAAGAATGAGATCACTGAAATGCAACGTAAGACTCGACTCGCGTGGAAGATTGCGCGTGGCGATGTTAGTATATAGGAGAAGATAATGGCCGATATTATTGGAGTTCTCGGAGAAGCAACAACAGTTACCATTGGTACTACTGCTGTATACACATGCCCATCCGGTAAAGCTGCTAAAGTTCGTATTCAATGGGTAGGCAAAGCTGGTTCTGACAGTAATGGTGATCTTGCCTTTACAGTTAATGGCATGTTGGTGGCTTCTTGGCTTAACCTTATAACTGTAGAGTTCTTTCATTCTACTAGTACGATCTTGATCCAAGATAACTCAATCACTGCTGCACCTACTGGTGCTACTGCATTATTGACTGTTGCTTCTGCACCCTTTGATTACTACTTAAGTGCTGGTGACATCATTAGTTACACCATTGCTACTACTGCCATGAATGAGATGAATTGTCAGGTAGTGGGTACAGAAGTAGATATCACGTAAGGATAGTGTAATGGCTGCTACTGATACAACCACAAACTACAATTTTAATCTCACTGAGTTTGACACTATACCGTGGCATACTGATGAGCATAACAATTGGCACATCGTTGATGCGCTTATGGCTAGGTTCATCTCTATTGGTAATGTCCAAGGTGCTTGGGAGAATGCTTTAGCTGTTACAGTAGGTAATCGGTATATTGATGCAGACTTAGATTTAATCTATGAAGTATTGGTTGCTCATACTACTGCCAGTACAGGTACGTTTGCTACTGATAGAACTACTAATCCTACTTACTGGCAGAATGTTAGTGTAGAAACAAACAGTAAAGGTGCATATGCTCAGAACACTGAGTATAGTCCCAATGACTTTGTACTTGACGGAGATAGGTATGGAGTTGTTCAGACATCGTATACATCGGATAATCTGCAAGCTACAACTGCTCTATCTTATGATGCAGATGTT